CACGCTATTGCTAACAGGATCAGTCCAGTTGAACCAACTTGCCCCTGCGTTAATGGTGGTTCTGTACCAAGTGATAAACGCTTGATAGTCGGTTTTGCTTTTTAAGATGATGGTGACAGGACGCTCGACCATACAGGTAGAAGCGGTTTTAGCCTGCTTAGGAATGCCGCCTTCCATCTCTGAGCGGGTGAGTTGGCTTTTGTATTTTTCGCTAAAGCCCTCGATGCTAATGCCCGCATAAGTTGGGAAGTCAGCCATTAAAACGCCCTCCGACTTAAGCCATAAGCACCTGCAAATGTTTGGCTAAATTGGCCATTATTGCCCACGTCTTGCATCATTGCGCCCTTAACCTTATCAATCATCACGTCGATAATGGTTTCACCCTTGCTGTTGGTACTTTGTGTGGCGTTGGCTTGTACGCTTTCGCCTGCGTTATTGGTGACGTTAACCACCACATTGGTAACGCCACTACCGCCAACACCTTGCGCTAACACGCCCAACTTGCCACCGATACGGGTTAATGGCATAACGGCTTCAGCACCTGCTTCGCCCATCACACCTAAATTAAACTTGCCACCATTAGCGAATTGAAAGGGTGTTGGACGGTCAACAATGCTATTAGTGAAAGTACCGCCATTAGCAAATGCTTTCACGCTAGGGGTAAATGCGCCACCATTGGCGTGTGGCTGCATCGGACCAACAAAAGTAGAATCAGACGAAACATTAGAGCCACCACTAAATAAACTACCCATCCATGAGCCTGCTGCATTCATTAGCGGCTTAGTCATGTTTTGGTAGATCATCATGGTCATTAAGTCTTTAACAACACTATTGGCGAAGTCGCTAAACGAACCCTTGCCAGATAACGCAAAATCAGCAACAGCGCGGGCGGAATCTTTGCCCCATCCGTCGATGGCTTGCTGCAATTCTCTAAGGTCGCTCTTAGACTCTTTAAGCATGTCTTTTAATGCTGATTCTTTGAACTCTTTTTCATCTAGCTCATAAATGGCTTGATGGTACTCATCCGCTGTCATTTTTCCTGTTTGCATGGCAAGTGATAGGGTGTTTAACTTGTCGCTGTAGCTGTCAAATGCCTGCAAAGTAGGATCGATTTCATAACGAATAGCTTGCAGGTCTTTTTCTAATTTACTATGAAACTCGCCAAGACTTTGCGATGCTTTATCAGCGCCAGAAAAGCCTTTATCGAACCAGTCCTCTAAAGCACGTTTAGCCTCTTCAGCGGCTTGCTTGGTTTTTTGTGCCGATTGTTTTGCTGCTTCAGCGGCTTGTTTTAACTGCTCTTTGCGTTGCTCGAATGCACCTTGTGTTGGGTTTGCCAAGTCTTGAGCTGCCTGATCGTGAAGCTTTTTGAAATCTTGGCTAATTAACTCAATTGCAGCGTCCCATTCATCGGCTGGCTTTTTAATACTGGCAATCGCTGCGCCCTGCTCCCAAATGAGCTTATTCACATCACCAACTGACACGCCGAATGATTGAGTTTGACGGTGCAGCATTTCCAACTGCGTGCCCATGCCAGCTTCTTGCAGCAGCAACATCTCAGATTGGGTTTTTAATTCTGCTGTTTCTGCTTTTAAGTTCTGGATGTCGTAAATACGTTGACGCAGTCCGTTTTCTTTGTTGTCAACAATATCTACCGCCGAGTTTTGCTTTTTAAGCTCAATCAGCGCATCAAGTTCTTTTTGCAGCGACAAAAGCTGCTCTGCCTGCTGTTTGATAGCGTTCTTTCCCACCTCGACATTTAACGCTTTCGCTTTTTCGGTTAGGTTTGCAACCGCATTAGCAGACTCATCGGTTTTTGTTGATAGATATAATGCCGCTGCGCCTGCTGTAGTAAGTGCTAATCCAAGCGGCGTCACCATAAACGCCATTGACGCGCGAGACGCGGCAAGCAATGCGGCAGTAAATCCAGCAATCGACCCTATAGCACCTGTCGCTGCGGTTGCGGTTGCCCAAATAGCAGGGATCGCTTTGACCGTTAACCCAACAGTCAACGCAGGCACTGCGATAGCTGATATCGTGTCTAAGTTTTCAGCGAGATAACGAACGCCATTTGCTGCATTATTTAATCCGCCAATGGCGGTGCTGATTGCTGGTGTTGCCACTGTTCCCAAGGTGTTAAAGGTGTTTGCCCAATTGTCTTGCAAGTTAGACAACTGACCACCAAGCGTTTCCATCTGACGCGCCATGCCGCCACCGAAGTTAGTCTGACCTAGCTTGATTAGGTACTGCTCAATCTCAGCAGCATTTTTACCAACTTCTGTCGTTACGCCTTTGAACGTGAACTTAACCTTATCACCTTCCGAGCTGGCCTTAATACCAAACTCTTTGAGTCGCTCGAACTCACCTGTAGCGGCATCAGCAACTGCCTCGATCATTTGCATGATTGGCTTACCCATCGCACTGGCAGTATCGCCATAGGCTTGCATCGACTCAAGGCTCGCATCAAGCCCCATGGCTTTCATTTTAATGAAAGCGTCGGTAACCTCTGTCAGTTGATATGGGGTTTGTTGAGCAAATGTTTTGATGAGATCAAAGGACGCGCTAGCTTTTGATGTTGATCCTTCAACTGTAACCAATGAAGCCTCTAACCGTTGAAACTCAGCTGTGACATTAACGACTTTGCCAACAATATCGGACACATTAATGAAAGCAAAAGCAGCGGCACCATAATGACCAACACGAGCAATAGCCGCACCAAGCTTGTCACTTTCTGTTGCGGCTTGCGTGCTGGCATTTTTGATGTCGTAAATTTTGGCAGCTAAATCACCCGCGGTATTCACATCAGATGCAGAACCACCAAATTTCATGGCATTCATCTTAGCTGTTTGTACGGCGAGTTCTTTAGCTGAAAGACTGGCGTTTGCCAGTTGATTTGAAAGACTGGTTAAATACTTATTACTTTTAGAACCGTAATCGACAAAACCACCTGAAGCACCATCGATATACTTATTTAATGACTTTGCAGACTCGGCAACAGCAATCAGTTTTGTGCTAAACTGCTCAGACGATTTACCCATGTCGCCCAGGTCTTTAGTGACCTGCGTTGCGTCCGATGTGAATACGATTTGAACATTGTTTTTTTGCTGTGCCATAGGGTTACCGTTTATGAATTACGCTGATTTACTGGTTGTGTCATTTTTAAAGCCTTTCATCATCGGTTTTTTGGTTGTTGCTACGATTGCGTTTCTGTTCTGGATGCCAACAGCGGTACTATCCGTGTTTGTTGCTTTTGGTGTTTTTTCACTCATTGCTAAAATGACTGGCATATTAGACAAGGCTTAACGCTTAACCAACACGCTCACCATCTCAGCTTCCATCACTTGCAACTGACTAAGCGTAAGGCTATCCATAACGATACCGAGCCAGCGAGCAACCAAATCCACAGCGCTATAATCCAGTCCAACGATGCCACCCATTCCTGTTGTTCGTAATTGGCTTAGACAGGCTGAAAACAGCCTGACCACCGTGTTATGCTGCGACCATAACTGCACAACTTGCTTTTCTTTTTCCGCTTCAATGGCACTGTTATCAGCACCCCAAGCGGCTAAATCGTCCATATCTAACCAGTCATCACCGCCACTCACGCCCAATAATAAGCGCGTGGCGGCTGTTAGTTTTTTGCGGCTTCTATCCCATAGCTGGTGGCGTAGGCTTCAATTAATGCGCCTGTTGCCTTGGGTAGCTGCAACAGCTTTAACAAGGTATCTTTATCGAATGGCACAGGTTCGCCTTGCTCGTTGTTTACGCCTTCCCATCCTGTTACCAAGTCGATAACTTGGGCGTTAATCAGCACAACTTTGACTTCATTGCTGGCATCTTCTTTCAGGTCTTTACCGAGCGACCAAGGCGGGACTGCTTTGAAAATGGCAGTAAAACCAACGTCATCACCAAGGACAACATCGGCTTCAAATGTTGGGTTTTCTATTAATACAATATTCATTTGGAACCCTTTAGAAGAACTTGATTGTATAGTCGTCGTTACCAGCGTTAGGCGTAAACACAACATCTAACTCGGCTGTCGTGATACCTTGATTGTCGCCATAATTAACGCCAGTGATGATCATACGCGGTGCAGCAATTTCTACTTTGTTGCCAGCAGTGCTGCCATGCACAACACTCAAAGCACCAGTGGTGGTATTAATCGCATTGTTAAAGAAGTTACGTGTGGCAATGGTTGGCGCTTCGATTACCAGCTTTCCTGTTGCTTTTCGGTCGGT